CTTGATGTAGTCAGCCTTAATTTCGTCAATAACAAACTCAGTAATTTCTTTCATAATGTGACCCTCTTCATTACATTAATATTGACGCACTAAAAACACATTTGATATACTTATCTTATACAAATGCTTAGAGACACAACATGAGTATCTTACTCGTCTCGTAGAAATTTAAAGGAAAATTATATCTTTCCCCCTACATAGACCCTCACTTATAAGTGAGGGTCTTTTTCTTTATCATAAAGCCTCCTACCTCATAGCAGGGTAGGGGGATTTTTTTACAGTAGAATATCTTTTTAACTTATGCCAGTTATCGTGCGTTGTCTTCCGAATTTGTTAACGTCAACAAATTCGAAGAAACCTGCATGATTACAAGCATTTTGTTGGCGTCAACAAAAAGACCCATCCTGGTGCGCTGTAGTCGTTAAACCCTGAAGCGTGGATGGGTACTGGTACTTATAGTATAGCACGCTGTGCAAGGATTGCTATAAATTATTAATGCTGACCGAATCTACTTCTCCCGTATCGGCTTTGATTTTTACAAAGAACACGCCACGAACCATTGCACCAAATCCGTTTTGCGCATCAACTGTGCCACGAACAGTAACGCTATTATCATACCGAATGACCTGCTTTATATCGAATTTAGCCGTGGAAGGTGATTTTAGTCGAGCGGATACTGCGTCTTTAGCGGCTACTTGATACGCTGCTTTTTGTTGATCACTAATATAGACCTTACTAATGTCGTCTGTCTTTTGTCCGTTTTTATAAACGGTAGAGAAGCTATTTTCGATTTCACTAACTTTATCATTTTTGATGCGGAAGAATGTTTGGCCATATTTCTCATCAACAATGTAATACACGCCTTGCTGGTCCGCTACTTTATTTACATTACCGAATTCAGTGACCCCGACGCTTTGTAATTCGGTAAGTACTTGCTGGGACTGTTCTTTTGATAAACCGGTAGCATCTTTGATATTATCAACAGGCCCTCCACAGCCGGCGATACATAAAGCAGTAATTAAAATCCCTGTTACTAACACTTTTTTCATTTTTTATCTCCCTTTTATATAATCACTTATAATACTGATACATAATGATGATAGAAATCTATATTTTCTAATTCGGAATCATCGATACTCGTTCGACGGACCATTTGTTCTACTAGATTAACGTGTTGCTCTAAATAGAAGTCATCGTTAATAATGTGCATCAATTCATGCTTTATTTCCTCTCGCATACGATCGTGCGGGAGGTTTTTATTTATGTAAATATTATGAGTATCTACATCTTCACATTCCTCTGACACAGCATTGGCATGTGGCAAGTCGCAGTATATTAAATTAACAACCAATATAACACTCTCCCTTGTGTATTATTTATTATTTTTTAGTTTCAAAAGCTCAATATATTCAACAGCTTTTTCCAAATCCTCCTTACTGATATCTTTAGCGGCAGAGAATAACATCCGTGCCCCTGGGCGTTTGCGTAGGTACTCGGCGAATTCGGCTGCTTCAGGGTCGTCGTAGTAGCCTTCAACATCATCTACTGGGGAAGATGTGAACATGGATTGCACAGGAGGTGTATTAGGCTCATCATACCCCAGTAGCCACGCAGGGCTTACATTTAAAGCTTTTGCTAAGAGGTACACCTTGTCTTGTTTAGGCTCGTATTTATCATTTAGCCAGTCTGATATAGAAGATTGGCGAATACCTGTTCGCTTAGCTAATTCGTTTTGGGATATTTTATGATCTGCCATAACACTTTTTAAACGATTTATAAATTGGGTGCTCATAATTCATTCTCCTCTAGGACTAACTATACAGTTATTATAAACGGAAATCCGTCAAATGTAAATATTAAACCAAACTTAAACGGAAAACCGATAGACAAAGAGGGAGAAACGATGTATCATTTAGTTACGGAAAGCCGATAACGGAAGGAGGTGAAAATATGGAATTTGATTATACTAATCTACGAGAGTTTATTAGAATTAACTTCCGTACACTTAAAGGGTTTGCTGTATTTCTTGGCATAGGAACGACACAACTCGGACAGCGCTTATCAAATAAGGTTCCGTTTACGCAAAAAGAAATTGATAAGGTAGCTAACGGCATGCCTGCCGGTAAGCTAGATATGGAAACTATTGACTCTCTTTTTTTTAGGAAGAAATAACGGAAAACCGATAACTAAAGTATAAGAATTAGGAGGTTCTAGTAATGAAGCAAAAGGAATTCACAACAAGAATGTACGGCGAAGCGATTCGCGAACGCATGCAAGAGCTTAATATGTCAAAAGCTGACCTAATTCGGACTGCGGAGATTTCAAGAGATACGTTAAATCGTGCCCTTGCAGGCAAATCAGTACGATTATCAACGATTGGCGATATTTGTGATGCACTAGGAGTTAGTCGAGACGAGTCCAACGATTTCTGGGAAACCGATTACTACAACCCGAAATTCGATAGACCATGATCAGGAGGCCAGTGTAATGCAAAAGCGTGATATTCAAGCCGTTATAAGCCTCTGTCTTTGGATGCTAACTCTTAGCATAGCGGCGGCTGTTAGTATTTTCATCATCATAGTGGCAGCAATCACTGCTTATCGATGGTAGGAAGGAGTTACTTATGGTCACTAAAACAATAGCCGTTTGCCAAATGGCCACTGTATTGGGGTGGACATTAACCGCCGTTCGGGAATGCATCGCTAGAGATAAATTCCCCTTTGCACAGTGCTGGCAAACAGCAGGGAAAAAAGGGAGAACCTTCTCCATCGATAAAGAGGGGTTCCGCTTTCATCTGGCCAATACACTAGGCTGGCCGGATGAGAAGATTAATGAAGCGTTTAAGGAGGCGCACATCATATGATGAAAGTTATTTACGCCATTCGTATTATCGCGGCCATTTTAGTAGTAGGAACTGTAGGTTCTATTGACATTGACCGTATCGATTTATGGACAGGAATGTGCCAAGGTCTATTGGGTATCACTTTATGGTTACTCACAGGTTACTGGATTGAGGAGCTAAAAGAGTATGAACGATAAACGATGCTCATTCTGTAATAAAAGAATTAAAAGTCCTTACACAAATTGGTCGTACCTAACAGGCAAGCCCTTACTTATATGTAATGACTGCAAAGAAATACATCAAACCGTTAAACAGAGGAGACAGTTATGACAGATCAAGAAATTCTGTACAACACCTATAACGATAGTGGCGTACAGACCAATGAAGAAGTAACGCAATTACTTGGGTGGTCAAATGATAAGGTTCGTAACATCAAAGCAAAATTGAAGATGCGCGGTTTTATTGATTACACCTTTGGTTCACCGGTTAAAATCCTTAAACCGTATCGGGAGGTTGTAGATACCCCTGAAACGTTTAAGGCCCAAATATACCGCGAAATGCTTGAGGTCTATATGGAAGACTTTAGAACGCAAGATACGTTCAAGGATAGGCTTCTAGTAGGTCAAGAAATTCGCATGATTCTTAAATGTGTATAAGGAGAATAGTATGCCAAAAGTAAACATTACAAAATCGGCAGTTCGTGACTTTGTTCGTAGTGAATATTTGAAAAGGTATGAGCCTTTGAAAAACGCACGAACAGAAGCTTTACGAAACGCCGTAGAAGCAAGCTCTCTATTTGTAAAATTTAAAGATTTATTGTCTTCTGCAGAATCAGTTGCAAACGCGCTAGAACAAGCAGGTTACGGATCGACATTCAAACAAAGCCTTGTCTCTTGTGATGTGATGTTAAACCGTATGATAAGCAATTTGTGGACGGCGCGAATTGATAGCCCAAAAGATGAGATTAAATTACTCTATACAATTGCAAAACCGTATGATGAAAAACTTGAAAAGTTAGAGACCGCTTATCAATCTGCGCGTCGTGTTATCGATGCCGCCCCTGGAGGTAAAGCAGCTGCTGATATTTTAAAATTGTCAGGAATTGACTTTTACGAGTGGCAAAACACTGACAGGGGGGCAACATTAGATTTAAGTGCACTGAAGGGCGGTGATTAAATTGCAAGATTGTACGACGTGCCCAAATAAAGAATACTGCATTCCTGATGAATGCTTAGGCACAAAAAAAATGCCCTCACGCACGGCAATGCGTAAAGGGCACATAGAAAAACATCCATTTAAAGTATATCACATCGTTAAACCGAAAGGAAACAAAACAATGATCGAGTTAAAAATCACAGTAGATAAAGCAGTTGAATTAGAACAAGAAGTGAAAGACCTTTACCAATCCATCGTAGGCGCTCCTGTTAAAGAAGTAGAAAACTGGACAACTAATGATGTTAAACCAGAAGCCGAACCTGCTAAGAAGGAAACACCTAAAGCAGAAGAACCAGCTAAGAAAGAAGTACCTAGCCTTGAAGCAACTCGTGAAGCAGTGAAAGACGTAATGGCAAAAGCCACTGATAAAACGAAAGCAAAAGGTGAATTCAAAGCCTTCTTAGATAGCATCGGTGCTGAAAAGGTAACATCTGCTACCGACGAACAACGTATTCAAATCATGGAATGGGTGAACAGCCGTGGCTAAGAAACACGCCTTACTAGGTGCGTCGAGTAGTGCCAGGTGGCTAATATGTACGCCTTCAGCAAGGCTGGAAGCGATGTTCCCTGATGAGCAATCGCCTTACGCTGCAGAAGGTACTGTAGCACATGACCTGGCGGAAGCAATCCTGCGCCATAAGCTGGAGGGTAAAAAAGCGCCTAAGCTAGACGACTACTCTACTGAAATGGTAGAAGCCGTTAACCGATATGTTGACATCTGCGAAGAAAAGGTGAACGAGGCTCGTGCCCGTTCATCTGATGCAGAAGCTATGATTGAAGCACGGCTCGACTTCTCTAGGTGGGTTCCTGAGGGCTTTGGTACCGGCGATATGGTAATCGTAGCCGACGGCATCCTAGAAGTGATTGACCTGAAGTATGGCAAGGGCGTTCCCGTTAGTGCCATCGAAAATACGCAAATGCGACTTTACGCATTAGGTGCTTACGACGTGAACGAGTTCCTATATGACGTTAAAACGGTTCGTATGACCATCGTTCAGCCAAGACTGGACAGCGTATCTACCGATGAAATGGCGCTTGAAGAACTGCTTGATTGGGGCGAAGAAATAAAACCAATCGCGCAACGTGCCCGGGAAGGTATCGGCGATTGTACGCCTTGTGATTACTGTAACTTCTGTAAAGCACGGCACACCTGCCGGGCGTTAGCTGATACTTGTCTTACTGCTTTTTATAAGGATGGGGGCAAGCTCAATCAATTGCTAACTGACCAGGAAGTATCTGACATCTTGGCGATGAAAGATTTAATCACGAAATGGATTAAAGGTGTTTACGACTTTGCCTACGAGAAAGCATTATCCGGTGAAAAGCAATGGCCGGGCTTCAAATTAGTAGAAGGTACATCAAGACGTACAATTACGGATCCGGACGCTGCAGCTCAAACATTACTTGATAATGGCTACAAGGAAGAAGACATCTTTAAACCGCGTGAGCTTGAAGGCATTACTAATCTGCAAAAGGTACTCGGTAAAAAGGGCGTTGCCGAATACTTAGAAGCCTATATCGAAAAACCGGAAGGCAAGCCTACACTTGTACCGGACAGCGATAAACGCCCAGCAATTAACACAGTTGAAACAATGATGAATGAATTTGATGATGAGGTATAAACAATGAATAAAACAGTAACAGCGGTACTCGCGATTTCCGCGCTGGCTGTCAATGTAGCCGGCGCAACTAGCAACAATACGGTAGGTGGTACAGACAATACCATATCTACGAATTCTACTAGCTCCGCAGTATGGGGATTCCAAAACAACATCGACGCAAATAATGCGCTAGCCTTTGGTACTAACAATTCTGTAACTGGTGAAAACGGCTTTGCTGGTGGCAATAATGCCACTGCAGCAGGTCGTAACTCCTTCGCTTTCGGCTCTCATGCTGAGAGCTTAGTGGAGTACACCATCGCCATCGGCAACCAGGCCAGAACGGCGTCATATGATAGTGTAGCCATCGGCAATGGCGCGTTCGTATCTGGTGAATCTAGTGTGGCCTTTGGCCGTTCCAATAATGTGACTGGTGAAAACTCCGTGTCAATCGGTGCTAACAATGGCACTGTAGCAGGTGGCCAGTCCGCCGTAGTAGGTTACAACAATAAAATCGGGACGCAAAAAGAACAGCTTGTATTCGGATCTAACTCCGAAACAACTGGCCAAGGTGCTCTCGTCTTTGGCACACACGCCAAAGCATTAGCTACTGATGCACTCGCATTCGGAAACAATACAATCGCGGATAAGGCAAATAGTGTTGCACTAGGAACGAATAGTGTAACAGATGATGCGGTTAATCAACTACAAGCGAAGGTAAATAATACAACATATGTATTTGCTGGTACAGATGCAACATCAGTAGTAAGCGTTGGTAGTAAAGACCGTGCAGGATATGGTGGTGTAAAACATTATGTTCGACAAATTCAGAACGTTGCTGCAGGCCGTATAGATGCATCTTCAACTGATGCGGTAAATGGATCACAGCTACATGCTGCATATGATGCCATTAATACAATGAGTGAAGATATGGATGCACACAATCGTATCTTAGCAAATCATGAGCAACGAATTGATGTACTAGAGCATCAAACACATAACGCTTTAACGAATTTAAAATCAGATATTAGCCGATTAGATGGCCGTGTAAATAAAGTAGGTGCAGGTGCGGCTGCATTAGCTGGACTACATCCTATGGAGTTTAACAAAGAAGATAAGTTCAGCGCATCTATTGCATATGGCCATTACCACAATGCCAATGCAGTGGCATTAGGCTTGTACTACAGACCTAATGAAAAAACATTGCTAGGCATTGCAGGAACTTTCGGAAGTGAAAATATGTACAACGTGAGCGCATCTTTCAAATTTGGTAAAGGTAGCGATTACGTAGCTGAAGCGAAGGATGCGCAAAGCCGTATCTCTAAACTAGAAGCATTAGTAGCGAAGCTAATGGCAGAGATTGAAAAATGACATCTGTACGGGCTATCGCAAAAGAGCTCCACGAACGGGGGCATTACCTCGACGAGCTTTACCAAATTACTATTGCCTATGCCACTAGCTTACACGTTCGCTATTGCGCAGTAGATGCTAAGTGTGAGGCGATAGAAGACTATTATAAAACTGAATTAGACCTTTCGAAATATTCTTGGGAAGAAGACGATGAGTGGATTCAACTAGATGACGAAAGGTCTGATATCGAAGACGAATTAGATAATTTATTTAACACGGTAATAGGGTTCGAACATAATTGTAACCCATTTAAGAAATAAGGAGACAGTAACATGGCTAAATTAACAACTGGTGTAGTAAGACTTTCCTATGCAAATATCGCTTCCCCTCGTAAAAACGACGACGGCAAAGCAAAATATAGTTCCCAAATCATTATCGATAAAACAGATAAGAAGACTATCAAAGCATTTGAACGTGCGATTGAAGAACTTAAAGCGGATCCAAAAGCAGTTGCTAAGGTAGAAGGCAAAGCAGCCTACCTCAAATTGAACTTACGCGACGGCGATACTGATGATGTAGTAGTTGACCAACCTGAAACATATGCTGGCAAATACTTCATTAACGCTAACAGCGATAAGCAACCTATCGTGTTTACACGCGACAAAATCAAAATGGATGACTTCGACATCGAAGAAGAAATCTACTCTGGTGTATATGCACAAGTTGCGCTTTCCGTTTTTGCCTATAACTTCAACGGTAAGAAGGGTGTAGGCTTTGGCCTAAACGGCATCCGTAAAGTCAAAGATGGCGAACGCCTAGGCGGCGTACATGTATCTGCTGATGACTTTGGCGATGATGATTTAGGCGACCTAGACGATGACGACGATTTAATCTAAGGAGGCACATATGGAGCTCAGTATTGATGTGGAAACCTATTGCGCCTGCCCTATTAAATATGGGGCGCAGCGATATGTTGACGATACAACATTTGAAATACTGCTCTTTGCCTATAGCTTTGATGACGAACCCGTCGAAGTAATTGATATGACAAAGAATCCACTACCCAAAAGGGTGGTGGACGCTTTGTATAATAAGGAAATTACAAAGACCGCGTTCAATGCAGCGTTTGAAATGCTATGTCTAAAAAAGTACTTCCCTGATGCGGACTACACGAATTGGGAATGTACCTCTGTGCTAGCGTTATACTGCAGTTTACCTGCAAGCCTCGATAATGTGTCCAAGGCTTTGAAATTAGGAGAAGCCAAGGATTCACGAGGTAAACGATTGATTCAATTCTTCTCCGTTCCGCGTAAGCCTACGAAGACAAATCCTAAGACACGGAATATGCCGGAGGATGCGCCTGATAAATGGGCCGAATTTATTGAATACAACAGGCAGGATGTGGTGGTTGAAAAGGCAATTCGTAAACGCTTACTCTCTTTAAAACCGCCTACCATTGAACACGAGTATTGGCTACTGGATCAAGACATCAACTGGAGGGGTGTAAAAGTAGATATGGACCTCGTTGATGCGGCTCTTCAATGTAACGATGAAATCGTAGAAAAGGCCACTGCATCATCGGCGCGACTAACAGGGCTAGATAACCCCAATAGTACGTTGCAACTTAAGGATTGGTTATCAAATCAGCTTGGCTATGAAATCGAAACCATGCGAAAAGATGACGTATCAAATCTACTATCACGGGATATTCCTTCCGATGTGCGCACCGTGCTGAAGAATAGACAAGTCCTGGGCAACTCTTCCATTAAAAAGTACTTGGCCATGAAAAATGCCGTATGCTCCGATGGACGTATCCACGGCATGCTTCAGTTCTACGGAGCCATGAGAAGTGGACGATGGGCAGGTCGTGTAGTACAACTGCAGAACCTTCCGCGTAACTACCTAGAAGATTTAGATACAGCTCGGGACGTTCTTAAAAGTAGAGATGTAGAATTGCTAGACCTACTTTATGGAAACCCTGGTGATGTGATCAAGCAGCTCATTCGTACGGCTCTCGTAGCAGAGGAAGGCTACCGCTTTATAGTGGCTGATTTCAGTGCTATCGAAGCACGTGTTATCGCCTGGCTCGCTCACGAGCAGTGGCGACAAGATGTATTTGCGCAAGGTGGAGACATCTACTGTGCATCCGCATCAAGCATGTTCCACGTTCCTGTTGAGAAGCACGGTGTGAATGGGCACCTTCGACAAAAGGGGAAGGTTGCAGAACTGGCACTCGGCTATGGCGGTGGCGTAGGGGCCATGAAATCGATGGACTCAAAGGGGGAAATTCCAGAATCAGAACTTCCCGGTATCATCGAAGCATGGAGACGAGCTAGTCCACGAATTACAAGATTTTGGAAGGATGCAGATACCGCGGCCAAGAAAGTCGTAAAGACTGGCGAACCTGTACGAATTAGGCAAGGTAACATTCGATTCTTTAAATCGAAAGGGTTTATGTTTATCGAGCTACCCTCCGGACGTAGGCTTGCTTATGCAAGACCTAGAATAGGGCTCAACCGGTTCGGTAGTGAATCGATTGAGTATGACGGTATGGATCAGGTTAAGAATACATGGGGCAGAGTTGAAACCTACGGTGGAAAGCTCGTCGAAAACATTGTACAAGCCGTTGCAAGAGATTGTTTGGCCGCATCCATGCTAAGACTGGCAAAAGCAGGGTACAAGATTGTAGCCCATATCCACGATGAAGTGGTTATCGAAGCGCCTATAGGCGAAGGCAGTTTAGAAGAAGTTATAGATATTATGTGTGAACCTGAGCCCTGGAATGAGGGCCTCATATTAAACGCAGCAGGGTTTGAGAACCCGTATTATATGAAAGACTAGGAGGAAGTCATTATGATTAACAAAGAACAAATTAAACAACAACGCGAAGCCATTGATAGCTTATACGAATTAGTAAAAAACGCACCTGCTAGCGAACGTAAAGACGCAGCTATGGCGTACTGCGAAGGTTGTATCGCTGCTTGTGATTTAGGGCTTAAAGTACTCAACGGTAAAAAAGCAGAGCCCGCAAAGACTGAAGAAACGCCAGCCGTAGATGACGCTCCTAAAGTAGAAGAGCAACCCGCTGAAAAACCTAAGCGTAAGCGTACTACTAAAAAGAAAGCTCCTGTAGAGGAAGTCCTTCCTGTTGAAGATGCTCCTGTAGTTGATGAAGAAGACGATTTAGACGATTTGTTATAAGAAAGAGGTTAGCGCCTTATGAAGGTATTATTTAGTTTGTCAGTCAAAAAGCTGTATGACCTAGTACGGCGCAAGCAAGTGAACTCTTGGTCACCTGCTGTACATTACCACGTAGATTGCGGGCAATCCTTTGCCTGCTTGTGGCCTTCCGTGCCATCCGGTATGGGCAAAATCGTAGACCCCTATATGTCAAATGAGTTTTATTGCCCGCAATGTGGTGAACTCATTCACACAAATGATGATTGTGTTGCTGAGGTTTCGAGTAATGATAATATTCCGCTTGATATTGAACTTTCAATCATCGATAGGGGATCAATATTAGACGTTAAATTCGACTACCACACAGTGTATGTCGATAATGATATGCAGTCGATTTACCCCGGATACAAGCCTCATCTTATCGACATATTGCGTTTTGATTTTAAACAAGGAAAAGTATTCCTGGTTCAAAAGAAGCGTACTCGTGCCGATATAGTATCTGAAATCGAACCTAACATATCGTGCTTTTACTCAAAGTCATTACCCTTACGATGGCTTGTAACAACTCCAAATTGTCGATTAGCGGAGCATAAAAACGAGCTAAAGACTTTTGCCAAAGTGCTAAAGGAAGCCTATTTTACTAAGTTATCTAAAAAAGTAGGCTACAGAGTTAAGGCTATTAGGCAGGGTGTTTTATTATCAGCCAAATATGGGGCCCTTGATAATTTGCTCCATAACCTAATTTGGAAAATGCACGCACCGGATGCGCCCGCTCTTAATGATACATTAGTTAAAGACTATGACACCTATTTTAGGCCTTTCGGTTCTGACAAGGTGTGCACTTCAAGTATTACTGAGTTAACAAGCACCGGGACCCCTTTTATTAAAGCTCTAATACAGCTTTATGAATTGCCGGATAAGCGCTGGGTTAGAAGGTTGCTGTCAATACGTCCTTTCTTTTATGTGAAAGTCATTAAGACGGCCAGCAAGATATTCAAAAGTATGGATTATCAAAAGGCCTTTACAGACCTCGTAGCAGAGGAAGGTGGGGGCACAGGATATATTCAATCGTGGCCAATATGGAATAGCGAACAAGCCTTGCTTATGTTTACAAAATTCCTAGCCATTATGATGCGCCAATACGGTGAGCGGCGTACTCTATTATTTATTAAAAATGCTGATTCCTATTCTGAAATTAAAGATACATCTGATATGTATCTTAGATTATCAAGAAGCAAGAAGAAGGAAGTTTGGGCTAGACGAATTCAGATTAAAGACCTGCACGACGAGATTGTGTGTCTATCTAAATTTGAAGAAGCCGAAAACTTGCCAGTGCAACAGAGTCTTCGCCATAAAAAATTAGCTGATTCAGTTGAAGGGCTAACTTTCAACGTGATCAAATCAACGCACGGCATCATCCGATTAGGCGTGCAATTGAATAATTGCGTTGGTACTTATGTCGATAAGGTAAAAGCCGGAACGTGTGCCATCGTAGGCGTCTATAAAAGCGATAAACCTGTAGCATGTATTGAAGTTAATCCTAGCAAGGATACAGATAACTTCATTGAAATACATCAGGCTAAGTTAAAAAATAACAGATGTGTTAGTGATAACCACGACGTCAATTATGCTGTATGCCAATGGGTTAAAAAGCATAAATTACAAGTACCGCGATTTATAAGAGACATCCAATTTGCGAAGGGAGGAGCGATGTAATATGGATACAAATATCATCATAGCTACGGGCAGAAATCGCTCCGCCCGTAGCTGGAAGTCTAAGAATATGACTTGGAGTGCCTTGGCCAAGAAATTGGCCGAACCAACTGTAACCAATGAAACGGCTGCTGAATACGTTAAAATGCCTAAGGGCGAAAAGGGCAGGCGGAAAGATGTAGGCGGTTTCGTAGGTGGTTATATACCCAATAATGGTAGACGAACCAGAGAGGAAGTCAAAGAAAGATATTTGATTACCCTTGATGCGGATTCACCTAGCGAGGATTTTATTTCAAACCTTGATTTGGAACTAGGCGATATGGAATACGTGCTATACAGTACGCACAGCCACACACCTGATAATCCCCGATACCGCATCATCATTCCTACTGATAGAGTGATGACACCTGATGAATACCAGGCTGTATCAAGACGCATTGCTGATGATATTGGTATTGAATCCTTCGATTCCTCAACGCATCAAGCGGAGCGCCTTATGTATTGGCCAAGTTGCCCTAAAGACGTTGATTATGTATACCAACATAATGAAGGTAAGCTTATTTCAGTCGATACGTATTTGAGTACCTACAGAGACTGGCGTGATACGAGCCTTTGGCCAACATCAAGTAAAGAATCTCAAATCAGACTTGATGCGGCCAAGAAGCAAGGTAATCCATTAGAGAAAAAAGGATTACTGGGCGCCTTTTGTAGATGCTACAGTATCACAGAAGCGATACATAAGTTTCTACCAAATGTCTATGCACCAACGCAGCACGAAGACCGTTACACGTATACAGAAGGTAGCTCAGTAGCGGGTCTAGTTATTTACGACAATGACACGTTTGCATACTCGAACCATGCAACTGACCCTATCAGCGGTAAGCTCGTCAATGCGTTTGACCTAGTACGTATTCACTTATTCGGAGCGGAAGATGCCGACGCGGATCCGCGCACCAAAGTAACAGACCTTCCGAGCTATAAGGCAATGCTTGACTTTGTTAACGAAGACGGCGCGGCACCGATTTTGCTCGACAAGGAACGCGCGGCCGATATGGAATTTGATGATATCACGGACGAGGAAGAAGACTTTCTTGAAAAGCTCAAACGTGACCGTCGAGGTACGCCTGAATCAGATGTATTCAACTGCTTAATTGTTCTTAAATACGACCCTGCCTTAAAAGGTAAAATCCGTCTTGACGAATTTGCGCACCGCTTAGTGGTGATTGACGATTTGCCGTGGCGTGGTAAGGACGAAACCCCTTACTGGACTGATACGGACGATGCCTGCCTGCGTAACTATTTTGCTACGAAATACCTAATAAAGGGTAAAGGCATTATTGATGATGCTCTCCAGGAAGTCACGCAAGCCAACAAATTCCACCCTGTGCGTGAGTACCTAACAGGTTTAACCTGGGATGGTGAATGTAGAGTTGATACCCTCTTTATCGACTACATCGGTGCCGAAGATACCGAATACATTCGAGCGGTTACTCGTAAATGGATGTGCGGAGCTGTAGCACGTGTTATGGTGCCTGGTATCAAGTTCGATACGGCGATTGTATTATACGGCTCTCAAGGTCTCGGTAAATCTTTAATTTTAGAACGCCTAGGCCGTAAATGGTTCAATAATTCGTTGGTTGATATCAAGACCAAAGATGCCCTTGAACAAATCCAGGGTTCTTGGATTAATGAACTCGCGGAACTGGCGCCTACCTATAAGAATGATAATGAAATCGTAAAGGCCTTTATCAGCCGTACTTCCGACCGGTTCCGTTCACCGTATGGCAGGCGTACCGAAGAGTACCCCCGTCAGTGTGTATTCGCAGGTTCTACTAATAATCTCATGTTCCTTAAAGATCGTACCGGTAACCGCCGATTCTGGCCAATCACAGGCGACAAAGATCGTAAGACGAAAAACGCCTGGGACATAACGCAAGATGACATCGACCAATTATGGGCGGAGGCTTACTACTACTGGTCTAACGGGGAATCGTTAGTACTCGAGGGAGACCTTGAGGAAGAAGCCCTAAGAATCCAATTATCACACACAGAAGGTGGCGAACTCGTAGGACTCATTGAAGAATATCTTGAAATGCTACTTCCTGAAGATTGGGAGTCGCTTGATATCTTTGATAGACGCGATTACATCAGAAATTATGGCGATGACGATCATTGTGGTTCAGTGCAGCGGGAGCGGGTGTGTGCCCTTGAGATATGGTGTGAAGTGATGGAGGGGGACAGGAAGAACCTGCAGAACGCAAAGGCTAGGGAGATTACAGACATACTTCAAGCAATGCGAGGATGGAACCCTTATACAAAGGGAACTGGTAAAGCACGGTTTGGCAGGCTTTACGGCCCACAGAGAGCGTTTGTAAGGGAAGGTACAGACCTTCTATCAATCTATAAACGCAATCACGAAAAGTAGGTGTGTCCAATTATTTGAGGTGTGTCCAATTATTTAATAGGTACAAATGTTTGTAAAAATATTTATTCAGCCCTATACATTGATAAATTTTAATATATGGTAATAATTGGACACACCAAACACGTCAGGACACACTAATCGGACACGGGCAAAAAGCAGATAACTTCTA